AAAGAGCAATCAGAACTAGATGAAAAGGAAAAAGAAGCAGAAGAACAAGACGAAAAAGAAGAGATCACAGAAGAAAAAAGAGAGAAAGAAGAGGTATATCAAGTGAGAACAAAAAACTTTGGCGGAATGACAAGAGAACAAGTAGAAAATATTGTTAAAAGAGAAGATGTAAAAGAATTCTTGACAAGAGCAAGAGAACTAAAAGGCGAAACAAGAGCAGTTAAGGGAGCAGAATTAGGAATTCCTGAGGTGCTTTTAGATGTATTAAGAGATAACATCAATCAATATTCAAAATTAATCTCAAAAGTTAATTTAAGAAAAGTTAGAGGAACATCAAGAGCAATTATCGCAGGTAATATTCCTGAAGCCGTATGGACTGAAGCATGTGCGAAACTTAATGAATTAGAAATCAACTTTAATGAAATCGAAATCGACGGATACAAAGTTGGCGGATTTATAGCTATCTGTAACGCAACATTAGAAGATGCAACTGACATTGGATTATACAACGAAATCATGACAATGTTAGCACAAGCCATCGGATTGGCATTAGACAAAGCAATCTTATACGGAACAGGTAAAAAAATGCCATTGGGAATTGTAACAAGATTGGCACAAAAAGCACAACCTGATGATTATTCCGTAAAAGCTAGAAAATGGGTAGACTTATCAACAACAAATATCAAACAAGTCGCAGGAACAAAACCTGAAGAACTAATTGCAAACTTGCTTGTTGAAGCATCAAACGCAAAAGCAAACTACTCAGTTGGTAAAAAGTTCTGGGCAATGAACGAAGCGACATACACATTGTTACAATCAAAATTAATTGCATTTAACTCCAACGGAGCATTAGTGTCAGCAATTAACAACACTATGCCAATTCTTAACGGAGACATTGTAATACTTCCATTCTTAGCAGAAGGTGACATTATTGGTGGATACGGTGATTTATATGTATTAGCAGAAAGATCAGGAATGAGCTTAGCATCATCAGACCAAGTACAATTCATTGAAGAAAACACAGTCTTCAAAGCATCTGCAAGATATGACGGAAAACCAACAATCGCTGAAGGATTCGTTGCATTAAACATTGCAGGAAAAGCACCAACTACAACTATGACATTCGCTGAAGACAAAGCAAACGCAACAAAGGTAGCTGAAGCGTAATGAAGATTAAAGTATTAAAAGAGTTTTACGATAAAAAAGAAAGTGTCATGCGAAATGTCGGTGACACTTTTGTCGTAAATCAAGAAAGATACAGAGAAATATACGAAAATTTAAAAGCTCATTGTTCGCAATGTCACTGGATTGAAGAGGTGAAAGAAGATGGACATAGCACTAAAGTTAGTAAAAACACAACTGGGGATAAGCACACAAACAAGAGATGAGTATATTGAAGCTGTACTGAAAGGTACGTTGAATGAACTCAAAGAAATTCAAGGACTTAACCTCGACATCGAAAATCCTCAACATTTGATGTTTTTGGTCGATTACACTGTGTGGCGATACAACTCAAAAGATGAAGAAGTCGGAATGCCTGAAAGGTTACATTGGAGACTTCGTAACTTGATGGTTCATGGTGCGAAATAATGAACACATTTAATGATGATGTAACACTCATAAAAAGAGAACAAAAAGGCTTTGATGGCTACGGAAATCCAAAAATCGAAGTAACAAGAACAAACTTGATGTGTAACGTACGCTCAATATATCGTTCAGAATTCTATCAAGCAAGTACAGCTGACTATAAACCAACAGTACAAATCACGATCCACGACTTTGAGTACAACAACGAGCAAGAAGTGGAGTACAAAGGCAAAACATTGTGGGTAATAAGAGCGTATAAAGATTATGAACTCATAGAGTTGACGCTTGGTGAAAAACTAGGTGATAGATAATGTCGATTCAAATAAATATTGAAGATGGCGACATCGAATACGAAATCTCAAAAATGTTGAATGATTATAGCGACGAAATCAAAGAAAAAACTCACAGACTTGCACAAAAGACGGCACTTGATGGTGCTAAAAAATTAAAAGGCAAAGGTAACGGAAGATGGATCAAGTATAACGGTGGTTGGGGAATCACAAAAAAAGGTGAAGCATATATCATTCACAACAAAAAGTATTACCAACTCACACACTTACTTGAATTCGGACACATTTCTGCAAACCAGTACGGTCGCTACAACATGAGAGTTAGAGCTTATCCACATATAGCACCTGTTGAAAAAGAAGTGTCTCAAAAATTTGAGCAAGAAGTCAAGAAAATAATAGAGAGTGCTGAATAATGAAAGCAAAAGAACTGTACAAAATTTTGAGTAGTACAAAAATACCGTGTGCGTACATGGTTCATACAGAAAAGGTAAAACCACCATTTCTGATTTATCGTGGAAGTGGGGCAAATAACTTCAAATCAGATGACGAAGTATATTACACAGATTATGGCTACACGATTGAGTACTACTTCAAAGAAAAAGACGAAGAAAAAGAAGAAGCAATAGAGAAAGTATTAAATCAAAACAAAATTATATGGGAGAAATCAGAGGATATTTACATTGATTCTGAAAAACTGTTCTTGATTTATTACACAATTTAAACTATCAATAATTTCTAAAACTTGAAAAACATTAACAAAAAATATAAACACAAAGGAGAAAACACATGGCAAATAAAGTTAAATTTGGATTGAGAAATGTTCACATATTCCCAATCGAATCAGAAGATTCAGAAAAAACAGTATATGGCGAAATGTTCAAAATGCCGGGGGCGGTAAACTTGTCAATCAAACCAAGTGGAGATTCAAATCCATTCTATGCAGATGACATCGAGTACTACAACACATACTCAAATAATGGCTATGAAGGCGATATGGAGTTCGCAATGCTTACTGAAGAATTCCAAATCAAAATATTAGGAATGACAAAAGACAAAAACGGAGCATTGATTGAAGGTATTAACGACAAATCACACAGATTTGCGATGGCTTACGAAATACAAGGCGATGAAAAAGCAACAAGACATATCTTATATGCTTGTTCCGCTGCAAGACCTGACAGTGAAGCAAACACAATGGAAGAAGGAAAGAAAACACCTCAAACAGATAAGTTAAACTTCAGTTGTTCAGGTGCAATGGACACAGGTTATGTAAAAGCAAGAGTTGAACAAGGCTCATCAGCTTATGAGACATTCTTTGAAAAAGTGTATCAAGTAGTACCAAACGCAGAGGCTTAGTATGATAAAAACAATCAAAATAGACGGAAAAGATGTACAATTCAAGGCAAGTGCTACATTTGCCTTGAAGTACAAATCTTACTTTGATAAGGACATACTAACAATCATACTTCCAGCAATGGGAGAAGTGTTAAGAGGACTTGACAGTATGGGAATTATCGAAGAAACAAAGAAAAATGAAAAAACAGAAATAACAGCAGAGTTCTTGGCAACAATTCTTGAAAACTTATATTCTGTAGAGATGGTCGACATATTTCAAATTATTTGGGTATGTGCAAAATCTGCAGACGAGACAATTCCTGACGTGGTGACTTGGATTGATTCCTTCGATGAGTTTCCGATTTTTGAAATCGCACTTGAGGTGTTCAAGCTTATACTTCCGACATTTTTCAGTAAAAAAAAATTAAGTTCGATAGAAAAGATGATAAATCCAAACTTGAAAAAGTCGACGAAGTAACAATTGAAACTTTGATGGCAGGGGCAATTCAAAGAGGATTGACCCTGTCAGACTTCAACGACTTGACTGTCGGACAAATCGTTGACTACTGCATTGAGTACAACAACTCAAACTATGTAGAAGACGAAGAACAACAAGAAGACACAGTCAGAGAAGCAACTCAAGAGGATATGGACAGATGGTAGCAAGGAGTAATACATGGCTGGAAACATAAAAGGTATAACAATTGAAATCGGCGGCGACACTTCGAAGCTACAGAATGCGTTAAAAGGTGTCAACTCAACAAGTAGGGACTTGAATAAACAACTTAGAGATGTAAATAAATCACTAAAATTCAATCCCAAAAACGTTGAGGTCGCTGAACAAAAACAACGAACACTTGCGAATGCAATTGAAAATACAAAAAAGAAACTTGAATTACTGAAAACTGCACAAGAACAAGCGAAACAAGCTCTTGCAGATGGAAAAATCGGACAAGACCAATACGATGCATTAACACGTGAAGTATTAAAGTGCGAAAATCAGTTGAAATCACTTCAACAACAAGCAAACAAATCTGCTCAAGAACTTAAGAAAATAAGTGATTCTGCAATGAAGGTCAGTGAGACGACTGGAAAAATCGGCTCAAAAATGACAAAAACAGTTACTGCACCAATCGTGGGTATGGGAGCATTGGTAACCAAATTCGCAGCAGATTTCGACACGGCAATGGTCGGAGTTGCAAAAACAGTTGACATGAGTGATGAAGAATTCAAGCAAATGTCAGATTCAATCCGTCAAATGGCAAAAGAAATGCCTGCAAGTGCTGAAGAAATCGCGGGAGTTGCAGAAGCGGCAGGACAACTGGGAATCAAGAAAGAAAATATTCTTGACTTCACTAAAACCATGATTGACATGGGAGAAACAACAAACTTAACAGCAGATGAAGCCGCGAACGCATTTGCAAGATTTGCGAACATCACACAACTTCCTCAGAGCGAATTCAAAAACCTTGGAAGTGTTGTTGTAGATTTAGGTAACAATATGGCAACAACGGAAAAAGAAATCGTCGACATGGGAATGAGGTTAGCCGGTGCTGGAAGTCAAGTCGGACTTACTCAAGCAGAAATAATGGGACTTGCAGCAGCTATGTCCTCAGTAGGTATTGAAGCCGAAGCAGGTGGTTCTGCGATGAGTACAACGATGTCGAAAATCAACTCAGCTGTCGTAGGATCAACTGCTGCGTACGATGCATTCAATCAAGAAATGAAAGGTGTCGGAGTTACTTACGATGATGTCGCAAGGGCAGTTGAACAAGGTGGTGCTGCACTTGAAAACATGTCGAAAAAGACAGGGTACTCAACAAAAGGATTAAAAGAACTTACAAAAGAAATCGGCGGAGGAATCAACACACTCAACGGCTTTGCAATGGTTGCAGGTATGAGTGCAGATGAATTCGCAAAGAAATGGAAAGAAAAGCCGACCGAAGCTATCACAGCATTTGTCAAAGGATTAAAAAAAGTTCAAGAAAACGGCGGTGACGTCACAGGGACATTAAAAGATTTAGGAATTAACGGACTTCGTGAAGTTGATACGCTAAAAAGATTGAGTGGTGCTGGAGACTTACTTGGAGAAGCATTTCAAAGGTCAAATCAAGCTTTTAAAGAAAATACAGCACTTGGAAACGAAGCGGCAAAAAGATATGAGTCCTTCGGTGCAAAACTGGATATATTCAAGAATAAAGCAAAAGATGCAGGAATCAGTTTAGGTCAAGCATTACTTCCTGCTGTGACAAAAGTTGTCGAGGGATTAGGAAAACTTGCAGACAAATTCTCAAGCATGTCACCTGCAACACAAAAAGTCATTCTAGTCTTTGCTGGACTTGCAGCTGCAATCGGTCCACTTTTACTTGTAATATCAAAAGTTGCAGCAGTAATCGGAACGGTCACAGGTGCAATGGCAATCATGGCAGGTGGAGCAACAGCAGGAGCAACTCCAGCAATGATAGGACTTGCGGGAGTGATGGGAAAACTTGGAGCAGTGTTTACTGCGATAAAAGGAGCAGTGATTGCATTTGCTGGAACATTGGGGCTTCCTGTCGCAGGTGTAGTCGCAATCGGAGCGGCAGTTGCTGCATTAGTTATAGTTGTTGTAAAACATTGGGACACTATAAAAGCAAAGACAATCGAAGTTTGGGGACATATAAAAGAGTTTGTAGTCAAGCTATGGGAAGGTATCTCAGAGGCATGGAGCACATATTGGCAAGGCGTTTGGGACAGTATTACACAATTGTGGAGTAGCTTCATCCAAACAGTAACTCCAATTTGGGAACCAATCAAAAACATGTTCAAGTTTTTATGGGAAGCAATAAAAGAGATATTCAACATCGGTTGGCAATTAATATCAGTACCTTTGAAACTTGAGTGGCAATTATTTGTAGCAGTTGCAAAGACGATATTTGAGGTATTGAAACAAGTATTTAATACGGTGTGGAATGCAATCAAAAATATCACAATGACGGTGTGGAATGCGATTAAGGGATTCTTAACTCCAATTTGGAATGGAATTAAGAGTGTTGCAACTACAGTATTCAATGCTA